CTATCCTGTTATTGGCGTAAATCTTGGGGGTACAGGTAATTTCTCTATTGAGTCTAGGGATGGAAGTCCTAAACAACTTGATCTTAAATCGGGTACTGCATATGTATTTGGAGTAAACGGAGTAAATAGAGAAGTTTTCCATAGAACCCTGCCTAAACCTCAAGATAGTTTCTTGCCTGAACTGACTACTAGACTAGATGGAAAAACCTATGAACCAGGTTCTTACAGAGTCACTATAACTATGAGACGTGTAATGCCGTTGGTAGAGGGTATGACTATAAATCCTCTCGATGTAGTTACCCAAATAACTAATGTTCCTAAACAATCAACTATTAACTTTGAGGAAGAGAATCAGTTGTTCTTGGATGAGTCTTTTGCTAAACTCCGTGAGATTAATAATAATCTAAGTAAAAATTGCTAATTAAGTTATATTTGTATTAACCATGTTTTGTCCTAACCTATCAGACCCAACTATAAAGGCTCAATTTGAGAAACTTCAATCTATAGTCCCAGAGTATGCTTACTATCTCTGGGATAAGTATCAGGGAGAAGTACCTGCTAAATATTACAACTTGCCTAAGTCAACCATTAAGGAGGGAGTAGAGGAGTTGTTTGTCACCGATCCTAAGTTAGCTAATCAAGTATATGAAGCTTTAGGGTTTAATACTAGATTAAAGGTTTCTTTAGGAAAAGAGCTTCAGTACAAAGATGCGTATGTATCAGAAAGTAGATTAAAAGATTTTAAACAATACGAAGTATTGGATGAAAATAACAATCCTATAGGAAATGTTGTTATTGAATATAGGGGAGATAAATCTGTTATACTACACCCTAAATTAAGTATTACTAGTAAAGGATATGGTAAAGATTTATATAAATTAATTTCAAGTAAATTTAATGTAGAGATCCAAGAGTGGAGTGAGGGAACTATTGATAATTCAAACTCTGCAAAAAAAATGTGGGACTCTTTGGAAAAAGAAGGAGTTGCTAAGAGGATGATTGATATAGAACAAGGAGATAACTTTAGAGTTTTAAATTATAGTAATCAAATACCCCCTCAACAGAAACAACAAGCTATACAACAATACTCTGCATACTTAGATACTATCTTTCCAGATAGTAAAGTAAAGGATATTGTTTATCATGGTACTGATAAAGGAAAAGATATTCTAAAGAATGGATTTACTAAAAATACAAAAGGTTATCAGCAAAGATTAGTGGGTAATAATGTGTCTGGTTTTTATTTTGCAAAAAATAAAAATGTTGCTAATCAATATAGAGAAGACAGGGATGATGATTATAAGAGTATTAGAAGTCAAAACGGGGCTTTAAATTTATTATTATATATTGCTGATCGGTATGGAAAAACACCCGAGACTATTACTATTAATGACTATACATCAGGTTTAGATGATGTTTCTTTTTTTGGGTGGCAATTTATAACAAACGGAACACATCCTACAGGTGTTACTTCTGATAACATTAAGAGTAAGTTGACATATGCATTAGCTAATGCTGTTGAGTATTCGATTGAAGTTGAACCTGATACTTTTCAAACTTTTAGAAGTGTTCCATTAGAAGATAATCTTAGGTACTCACCAGCAACTCTCTATACACTAGTAAATATAAGAAAACCTTTAGAGGTAAATAAAGGGGGTAGTGTCAAGAAATTTTCAGATGTATTTTCCGAAGCAAAAAATAAAATTAAAAATGAAGATGGAGTTATTGCGTATAATGTAGATGATAATACTAAAAATGCTTTTGCTGCAGGCACTTCAGCTTATGGGGACGAAGTAGTTGTATTTGAACCAGAACAAATCCATATACTAGGAAACAAACAAGACATAGCAGGATTTAAAAAGTTTGTAGCTAGTAATGTAATGCCTACTACTATGTTTAGCAGAAAGGATGCAAAGTTTGTATCTGACAGAGCTATACGACTAGAGAGGCAACTAGACTTCTTAAAGCAAGTTCAACAAGATCCAGAGTATTGGAAACTTACTTTCCCTGAAAAGAGAGCTTATGTTTCCACTAAGCATTTTAATGAGGTTGTAGAACTAGTAGGAGGTAGAAACTCTGTTAATGTGGTAGGTAATAGATTTTATCTTAGTACAACTCGTAATGTTCGTACATCTGATGCAGTGTATAGATATGCTCACAGCTTAGCACACTCTATCAATCAGATGTTTCCTTTTGTATCAAGTAACTCTCCAGCTAACGTAAGACAGGCTTATGATGGTACTACCTACGTAGAGTTTGACTTAAGCGGTAGATATGCTACTCCTCTATTAGAGGCAGTAGAGACCATAGACGAAGAAGAGATGAGAGCTGAGATGGAGTTGTTTGACATACAAGAGAACTTAACTAAAGAACAACTAGGGTTGTTTGAGAAGTTAGAATCTGCAAATGAACTCTTAATAGATGCAGAAGGACTTCCTTACAGTGGGATTATGTTCCACAAGAGTTTGTCTTTACTTCAGTCCTTGAAAAGACCAAACATCGCAAAGCATACAAAACTACTTAATAAACTTGTAGAGAGATTCCCTGGAGTAACTTGGGCTTGGAATAACCAAATAGCTGAGGCAGGAAGAGTAAATCTTGCTACAGGTCAGATTGAAATAAATCCAGACCTAATAGATGACGAGACCCCTTGGCATGAGTTTGGGCACTTTGTAGTTAGAGGAATTAGAGAATCTAATCCTGAACTATTCGAAGAACTTAAGAAAGAGATTCAAAGACTACATGACTCCTCTCCTACTTCATCTGCTTACTTTGCAGTAGAGTCTATGTATCCTGAGTATGCAAACACAGATTCATTTTGGGAAGAAGCTATTGTAACAGAGTTAGGAAGACAGTCTGCTAAGAAAGAAAACAGAAATCTATTTGAGAAAGTACTAGATTGGTTTAAGTCATTCGTTAAAGGATTTAACCCTAAAGCAACTAAGATAAACACTATGTCTAATTTAGTGGACTCTTTAGTTGATCCTAATACCATATTTGAGTTTGTTCCTGATAATAATTCAGTTGCGGAATACATGTTCCAACGAATTCTTAATCCAGAACTAGTAGATTCCCTTACTCAGTATGTGCGTCCTACAGAGAATGCACCATTTGAGTTTCAGACTTATGCAGAAAAGATTCAAGTAATATCTTCAGCAATTTCTGATTCAGAGTTTAAAAGAATCCTAGACACCAACAGATACCTAAAAAGAGGAGGAGAGTCTCTACAGCGTGCTCTAACAGCTATTAAAGAGATTAAGCCTGTACTTACTAAAGAAGATGTAGCTTCTTCTGTCTTAGAGTTAGCAGATTACTTCCAGTATACTTCTATTTACTTACAAGGTCTTGTTCGTCACTTAAGTTTAATTGAGAAAGACGACTCTATTCCTTCTGGAAAGAAACTAGGGGATATACATAGGGCTTATCGTCAAGCATTGGCTATAGAAAAACATGTAAGAAAGATCTCAGAACTATTTGATGTTAGTGACTTAGAGCAACTTAACAGAGGTGTAGTAGCTAAGAATCCTTTCTTAAAGAATCTTTCTTGGGTTAACGCTGCTATATCTAGTATCAAGGATAGTCACAAGAGAAGGATTGTTACTCCTGTAGTAAACGAGTTACAAGAAACTTTTGCTGAACAAAATAAAAGTATTGAGGCATCTTTTAACGATCAAATTAACAAACTAAAGACTCGCACACAGACTCCCGCTATTGCTAAGAGAATAAAAGCACTTGAAAAAGAAAGAGATGAAAGTCTATTGACCCCTGAAAACATACAGAGGTTCTTAACAAACCCTGACTCTCCTTTCTATCTTGCTTTTGACTCTGCAGTATCTACTAAGTCTGCAGGTGTACAATTAATTGCACAGTATATAAGAGGCGTAAATAACGAATTCCAAGAGAACATAAAGCCTGTAGCTAGAGACTTCCAAGACTTGATGGATGAAGTAGCAAAAGAGGGTTCTGGATTCTTGGGAGCTGTTATCAGGACAAAAGACTTCTTTAAGCCTTACTATCGTGAGACTGTATTGTTTGAGGTAGTAGATGGTAAACTTGTAAAAGATAAAAAAGTCCTTTCCCTAAATACTAAAGTAAAGACAATAGAACTTCGTAACAGAATTACCGAGTTAAAGTATGCTATAGAATACGGAGAGACAGAAGAAATTCGTAATGCTGCCGAAGAAGATCTTCGTAAGTTCTATGAAGAGTATACAGAGCGTCCTTTCACTGATGAGTACTACGAAATACAAAAAGGCTTACCTGAGGACGTCAAAGCTTCTAGGAATAGAATATTCCAAGAGATGGCAGCAATCAGAGAGACTTTTGGTACAGGAGAAATAGATGAAGATACGATACTAGCGCTTAAGGAGAAAGAGAAAGAACTCTATGAGTTAGAAAGAATCTACGATGAGGCAGGAGAACTAAAGACTGGTAAAGCCTATGAGGATGCATTAGCTATCCAAAAGTGGAAAGAGAACAAAAGAAACAACTCTGTAGTTAGTTATACTTTAGATGAAGATACTAAGCTAGTATTTGATAAGATGCTTACAGATCAGAAAGCTCTTTTGCAAAAAGGACTTTCTTCTACTAATCCTGTTACTAGAAAAGCAGCACAAGATAACTATGATAGATGGGCTTCTGTTTACACAAGAACAGTATTTACTCAAGAGTTCTATGATACTAGACAAGATATTCTAGATGAGATTGCTGAAGTTCTTTCTGAAAGAGGATCAGTTCAAGACCTCTACTCTAATCTATTTAACTTGTTGTCTGGAACTAAGGATAGAAACGGTGTATACAATCCTACAGAAGTTACAGAAAGCCAAGTAAAAACAGCTAAGAAACTAGAAGAAGAGATTGAGGCTATCAAAGCTTTGCTTAAGAAAGACAGTCCTTTGTCTCAAGATAGTAAAGAAAAACTCTCTAGTCTTATTCAAGAACTACAAGAGTTACAGACTAACGTAAACTCTGAATATTATACTTCAGCTGTAAAGTATCAGTTAGATAGTATTAGAACTCAAGTTACTACAGAGAATCCTGACTTATCTTCTGAGTCTATAGAGGCACTTGTAAATGTTAGATATAAAAACTCTTCTTGGTACAAAGACAATCATATAGCTAAGTTCCGTTATGATGCAGATTTAAAATCTGTTATAGAAGTAGAGGAACCTTTGTTTATGTGGAGAGTAACTAGGCCCAAAGATCCTAAGTACATCCAAAGCGATGCTCCTTCATTCATGTGGTATAAGGCAGTAGTTAATCCTGCATTTAAAAACAATAACTACAAGCCAGGAGAAGTTACCTTCAAAGATGTTACAGGTGGAGACTATTACAATAGTTCTTACGATACATTAACTCCTAAGAAGAGAGAACTTCTTGAGAGAATGAAAGAACTGCACTATAGAAGTCAAGAGGGGCTATACCAAAAAGATAAACTAGGTGACTTGATTCCTGGTATGAGAAAAACCACAGGAGAATTCTTAGATATAGTTAACTTAAAGGCAAACATAATCAAGCAGTTCTTTAAAAATATCTCAAACTTTTTCTCTGGAGACAGAGATAGCTTTTCAGATGAAGAAGAGATCTACGGTATTGCACAACAGACAGACGCTTTTGGCGATCCTGTTGTAAGAGATTCTCGTAGGTTGTTTAATCGTTATGCACGTACTCTTCCTATAGAAGAACAGTCTTATGATATTATGACTGCTATGGCTTCTTACGCTACTTCCTCTGAAAGATTTAAAGTAATGCGTAAGTACCAGTCTACCATTCTTACTATGGAAGAAGTATTGAGTAGTGTTAAAACAGACTCTCGTGCAGCTAACGTAGTTAGGGACTTAGTAGATAGAGAACTCTATGGAAAAACCTTAGAGGACAATTATAAGATTGCTGGAACTAGAAACCTTGAGACAGTTACCCTAAGGAGAGCCAATAGTATTATCTCAGGAGTAGGAAGACTAGCAGGATTCAAAACTTTAGGTTTTAATATTATTAGTATTCCTCAGAACTGGGTCAGTGGTCATATTAAGATCTTATCTCAGTTAGGTTTTTATCAGATTGGCTACAAAGATTTGATGCTTGCTTATTCAGACAGTTTAGGCATAGCTAAAGAATTCTACGCTACCTACAATCAGTTTGGTGCTAAGAGTTACAAAGTATCTTTAGTAGATTTCTTTACAGGAACTCAATCAGTAGCTAACCAAGCAAGTGAACTTAACAATAAAGGAATAGCTAAGTATGGTAAAGTCTGGAAAACTGTATCAACTTTAAGAGACTTCACTGAATTTGATGTTGCAGCTGTAACTACATACGCTTTCTTAAATAAGTATAGAGTACCTGTTAAGGGAACTAATAGAACTATTCCTTTAAAAGATGCGTTTGAATTAAAAGATGGTATTATTCAACCTAGAGAAGATGTAGACATAGATTCTAACTTTATTCAATCTATTAGAAGATCTGTTCAGTTAGCAAACGAAAGAGCACAAGGTGTTTATGCAACTGATGCTCAGCCTACTGCAGTTAAGCATGCTTGGTTCAGAGCTGTTCTTTTCTTGAAGAAGTGGGTTATTCCTGATCTTAAATCTACTTGGGGCTCTGAAACTATTCACTATGGGGCAGGTATTAAAACTTTAGGTTCTCATAGAGCTGCGCTTAGGTTCTTAAGAGACATTATTTATTACGACAAAGGTGCTGTTTATAATACTTGGAAGTTTTCTTCTGATGTAGAGAAAGCGGGTCTTAAACAGTTTGCAATTAGTTTAGGAGCTTATACTATGTTTGCTAATCTTATAGTACAAATGTCTCTTGCTTTAAATTGTGAAGAAGACTCAGAAGCAGATTGGAAAGACTATGTTTGTTTAGGACTCAAGCGTACAGCTAACGAAGTTGAAGGCGTATTTACTTTATGGGGTTTAAATGAGATGCTATTTACTTATGTAGCAGAACAAGCAAACGGTGTATCTATCTTTGAAAAAATTGGTTCGGCAGCATTAGGACCATTTAGTGTTTGGAAGAAGTTTATTACAGATGATGATCTTTACACAGATGAACCTTACTATCGTTACAGATCAAACTCTTCTAAAGTAGACTGGGATAAAACACATCCTATGCTTGCTGGAAGAATGGGACTTGGAGTATTAGGTATAGAATTTTTAGGATTAAAGGGAATGTTTGTTGGTCCTAAGTCTATAGAATTCCAAAACAGAGCCTTTAACGATTACTCGCCTAAAACTTATACTAAGGAACTTAAGACTAGATATACTAAAGAGCATGAGGGACTAGAGGTTATGCCTACTAGAACTCAGATTGGTCAAGAGAAGAAGTTGTATAAGACAGAATTGAAGAAACTTATGATGAAGATTAATCGTTACAAAGAGAGTGGTCAAGAAGTTCCGCAGTCTTTAAGAAATCAAGTGATAGGTCTTCGAGAGCAATTCAAAGAAAGAGTACAAAAGATTAAGTCTGGAGAACAAGAAAAAGGTGCTCCTTTTGCTTATCCTTTTATGAATATATTAGGAGATAGGAAAGGATTGGATGTCAGTGCAGAAGACTTTGAACTTGACGAAGAATAACTTGACTTTATTTTAAATAAAAGTATTTTTGTGTAAACGGACTTAGGTCGGACTTACAGTCGTAAAAGATAATATATATTATGGAAACTCATGACATTCTCAGAGAGCAATCAAAGAAACTTCGTCACATCGAAGGTCAACTTTGTTGCATCAATGCTAGCGTAACTGCGGAAGCAGGTATGAACGGTAGCAAGGTTATCTCAGGTACTTCTCCTGTTACAGGTAGCTTTCAGTACTTCGTAGTAAACGCATCTGCTGTAGTTACAGCAATCTTAGATCAAGATGGTAATAGTCTTATGACTACACTAGGTTTGTCTGGGATTACTCTAGCCCCAACAATGAAGATTAGCGTAGCTAAAGGAACAACTATCTCTTCTATAACACTTGCTTCAGGATCTATTATTGCTTACAACGCTTAATTGATGAAGACCCTTTTAGTAACTATCACCACAGTATGTGCCTTTTTGGGCACATATTTTTTAAATCTAACTGCAGATAACGCAGAACAATACTTAGCGATTGTTGCTGTTGTATTTGTAGATGGATTTTTTGGTGTATGGGCAGGTACTAAGAAGATTGGTTTTCAAACAAGAAAAGCAGTTAAAGTACTTCAGACTTTGTTTGCTTGGGTAATGATTCTTTCTGCTATCTTAATGGTAGAGAAAGGATTTGATGGTACGTTCTGGCTTTCAGAAACTTTCTGTGCTCCTTTTATCGTCTTCCAACTTATTAGTGCTCTTAAGAATGCTAACACAGTAGGAGTAATAAACAACAGTGTACTATCTCAGATCTTAGCAAAGATAGATCAACATAAATTTAACCACGATAATGAAAAACCTCTCGATTAAACTTAATATTATCTTTTTCTTCATCATTGCTTACTTACTTTTTAAGTATGAGTATGTACAGGAACAAGATACTAACCAAGTAATATCTTTTATTGATTCTATAGATAAACAAAACGATACCTACTTTGAAAAGATTGACTCTCTAGAACATATAAAGCACGAAGAGTATTTCCGTTACGAACAAATCACCCTAAAGTATGACACAATTCAGATTGCTATTGACACTATGCCTGATATTGACGGCACAAAATTCTTACTCACAATCAGTAGACAGCTTACCCTTAAAGGAGTTGAATGATGAGTTCCTAAAAGGAATTCAAGCACGTGAGAGAGTAGTAAGTCTTAAGAAGATTATCAAGACAGATAGCGTTCAGTTATCCTTGTATAAAGATTCTATTATCCCTAACTATAAAAAGGCTTTAGATACCGCTAAAGTAGAGATAGTTCGCTTAGATACTAAAGTTAGGTCTCAAGCAGAAACAATTAAAACTTTAAAGAACGTTTTGAAAGGCGGGTTATTTGCTATAGCTTTGTTAACCATAGGGTTAATACTTTAACCTACCAGCCTATGATGCCAATCTCAAAACAGATTATCCAACACTACATGGATAATCCAAATACGGATGAGTCAGCTTTAGAAGTTGCTATTCGTTTCAACTACCAACCAGAAGTATATAATGAACTAAGAGCTAAGCGAGTTCGTGACTTAAAAAGAACTGCAATGTATAAGTTGGGTGCAGATAAACCTTTAACGCCTAACGATCAACCTACACAAATTACAGGAACTTATGATGAGAATCTAGATAAAGGTACACTTGAGGTATCTAAACTAGTTTCTACTCAGCCTAGATCTTCTGAAGAAATCATTGAAATTCACAAGATAGACAGAACTAAGTGGAGATTAGTACAGTATTGGAGTAAAGAAAAACAATCAGGTTGGCTAGTGTCAGCCTTATTTGCTTCTATAAAGCCTGAGGACACTTTTCCTCAAGACATAGAGAACGTTCTCAGAGAGGTTTTCCTAGAATCTAATATAACTCCGTACCCAACACCTAGAAAGTCTCCTATAGCGTCTAAGAAAGGCTTATTCGTCTACATGAGTGACAAACACGTAGGTGCTCTTACTCATCCTAACTCTATTTTCAACAATCAGTACAACGAAGATGTCTTCGAAGTACGTATGATGAGAGTATTAGAAGAGATAGAGAAGCAAGTAAAGACCTATGGAAGGTTAGAAGATCTTTTTATTTGTGATTTAGGAGATTCATTAGATGGTTGGAATGGTCATACTACTAGAGGAGGACATGCACTTCCCCAGAACATGAATAACAAAGAGTCTTTTATGACTTATCTTTATGCTCATAAGCGATTCTTTGACCTGTTAGTAGAGAAAAACTTAGCTAATAACATTCACGCTATTATGCAGACAGAAGATAACCACTCAGGTTCTTTTGGCTACATAACTAACCAAGCACTAACTCTTTATTTAAATACGGCTTATCCTTTTATCAAAGTAACGATAATGGAGAAGTTCTTAGAACATTTTGACTATGGAAAACATACATTTATTTTTACTCATGGAAAAGACTCTGAGGATCTTAAGCATGGTCTTCCCCTTTTCTTAACCGAGAAAGCAGAAAATTTCCTTAACAAGTATATAGATCACCATAATTTAGGAGAGAATAAAAACATCTCAATAGTAAAAGGTGACCTACATACAGAGAGTATGCAACAAGTTTACAAGTTTAGATATAGGAATGTATTGTCTATGTACGGCTCTTCTAAGTGGATAATGAATAACTTTGGTCCTGGTTATCCAGGAGTTTCGTTTGATTTAGTAGAAAAAGATACGGATTTAATATATTCGTTTTATATTCGCTTTAAATAAAATTAAGATGATTAAGATAGCAGATATAGATAAACTTATAAACCAGTTCTATTTAGACTCAGAGAAGGATGGGTTAGCAGTAAGACCTAATGTGGTACTGCTTACAGAGGATCAGTTTGAGGATCTATTAAAAGAAATGGGAGTAGAGGAAGAAGACGATGTTGTGATAGAAAGTATACTAGGATTAGATGTCGTCATAGCAAACGGGATAGAACATCCAAGAGTAATAAGATTATAAAAAAAGGGGCCCTATTAAGAGCCCCTTTTCTTTTGGTTGGTAAACTAAATAACTAAAAACTAAAACTAAATAAACTAAAACTATGATTACATCGCTTGTGGTCCTCCTGTAGCAGCTAAGAAAGCAAGAACTTCTTCTTTCACTTTCAGCTCTACTACGATTGGCTCACTTGTGATTTCAAATTTAGTGATTTTTACTGGAACTTTTTGCTTAGTTGCAGGATCAATTTTGTATTGATAGTCTACAGGGTTAAGTTTATCAGCGTTACCTTCTAAGACAACGGCTAAACCATTCTCTGTAGGGTAAGTCATAAGAACCTTGTGGATGTTAAAAGAGAAACCTTTCTTGATGATCAATTCCATCTCTTCACCGTTCTCGATTTTTTCTTTTTCGCTGTAATAGAATAACATATTTGTCTTTTTAATTACCAAACGATAGCAATGTCTCGATCACTTACCATGATCTTTTCTTCTCCTTCTACTTCAACTAACTCTGCTGATTGAAGGTACATGATGTTTACATAAACGAAGTCTCCTACTTTTACGTTGGTTACTTCTTCTCCGAGAGCGTATACTTCTAAACGCTTAAGGTTAGCCAACTCTTTCATGTTCAACTCTTCTTCCATCTCTGGTGTAAGTTGAATGAGTCTTTCTTCTCTCTTAGGACGGTTGAGTAATACTCGGTGTCCTTTTACTGTGATTGCCATATTGTTTTAATTTGTTTTTGCTTTGATTACATCTAGACCTGCTGCTATTAATAGTTCTAATCCTGTTCTATTTCTATAATCTTCTAGATATACAAATGTAGTGATTCCACTTTGAATAATCAACTTAGCACAATGCACACAGCATGCATGAGTACAGTACATAACGGCTCCTTCTGTACTGATAGGACTCTTGCATGCTTTAGTAATTGCATTGGATTCTGAGTGGAGTACGTATTCAAAGGTTATATCATTTTCTTCACATACATTTGGAAACCCTGAAGGAGTTCCATTATACCCAAAAGAGATAATGTTTCCGTTCTTTACGATTAAAGATCCTACCTGGAGTCTCTTACAGTAAGATTCTTGAGCGATTCTTACAGCTAAATCTAAGTAAAGTTCAGACTTATCAGTCTTAGGCATGTTATATATGATAGGTATTTTATACATTATTGTTTATTAAAAATTGTTCAGGTGGTACAAATCTACAAAGTTCTCTTGGTA